TTCATCGTTATAATACTGCATCTCAGCAGTAAGGTATCCATTGTTTTCCACGAATTTAATGTTAATAAACGCAGGTATTCTCATCCGCCTATCTCCATCACGCCGTTCTTCACAACAAACCGACCCATACCCCAAAATCGCATTTGATAGGTAATCTGCTCCGCATAACCTAATTGGTTAAAACGCGGCTGGTTTTGGAACTGCCCCGTGGCTTTCAATAAATATGGCACAGTGTTACTAAAAGTAATGCCGCCATTCTTTGAAATAGTTAAATCAACACGCGGCTTATTGGTATAGCAATACCCACCCTCAACCAACAAAGGCAATCCGTCCTCGCTATAGATTATCGCGTTATTCACTTCGTCTAAGATATAACCAAAACACGTCGGAGTGTCATACGCTTGCGCTGTAGTTCCGCTCTCAATAACGAATGTAAATAATTTGATTTTAAACTTTTCCGGGCGCGGGAAGCGAAACGTGTTAGTCACCCGAATGCGCGGAATTTCATACAATGTACTGTTATCGGACGACAAATCATAGGTGGTGATATCGCTACCCATTTCATATAGGTGACCATCTTTTAAGCTTACAAAATAAGTCTGGTTGTTAAAGTACGCCACCTGTCTTGCGGGGAAATATGAAAAATCCCAATCTGTAATGTCGTAAATCTTGTTTGACGTAAAATCGAATGTGATCGAAAAATTATCTGCTGAATTAAAGAATGATAAAACGTAAAACAAATGGCCGTCTTGCCGATAGAAAAAGGCCGTTGATTGCTCAACAAACTGCACCGTATCAAGAAGGAAGTCCAAACCATCGGTCGATATACGTTCAGCGTTGCCGCCTCTCATTGCCATTAAAGCAGGAGATGATTTCTCGTTGATTCCCAACCACGCCACAACCTCTTCATTTGCCGCTATGGTCGAAACCGATGCGCAACCAAAGTCGATATTTATCGACGCATTGCGTTGATACACTTGTAAACCACCGATGTTTGTCCAAATCTCAGCCACCGTGCTTCCAAAAACAAGCAAGTTGTTACCTTTGCCCGGTATTCTCAACGCCGCTTTTGCAAAGTCAGGCTTTGTTTGCAGAGTTAATGTTTGAACGTAATCAAGCTCGGTATCGCCAGTGCCTTTCTCAAATACAAACCACTGACTGCCGGCGTTGGTGGTAAGCGCATTACCAAAGATAAAATATGTGTTTTGATACGTGACATAATTAGGTTGTAAGTCACCTGCACCACCTCCGCCGGTAAGGGTGGCAAGAGCAAAAGCGGAGGCAGCATAATTATAAATATATACGTTTTGCCCATCAACGATAGCAATTTGAGAGGATAAATTTTCATCGATAAATACCTCCCCTGTCGTTGTTCCAAGCGTGCCAATTTGGACAGGCGTTTCGGTAACGTCGTTAGATCTAAAAACCGCAGCACCAACCACGGCAATTAAGAAGTCACCTCGAACCGAGTGAAATAATCCTCTACCCTCGGTGCTTGATGCAAAAAAAGCAATGATTGATTCATAGCCAGCAAAATTAACCAGCCATTCCTCTTCCCCATCCCCTGACGTGCTCACAAACATATTGTATGTTCGCTCAACGCTTATCGTTGGGTATCTACCAAATACGCTCGAACCGACAACACGGACAGGTACTTCTTCAGTATCTACGGTCAATGTCATACAGGAACCCACCCGCCGCTAAGGTTTACAATGGCATAGTTAATGGCTGTGCCGCCTGTTAAGGTGCTTAATTTTTGTTGACGCAAGTCCATGGTGTTGGTGCTGCTTGCAATCCACTGATAGTAATCATTCAGAGTGTCTTGAACGTCTTGCGGCATCTTGTACGAAAAAAACTGGCATATACGTTTAGCCAGCTCGTACTTTAAAAAGTTGATATAAAATCTGTCGAGCGTTAGAGATAAATCTTGGAATTCAGTCACTGAAGCCAGCCTGAATTGCCCCCATATCTCCATGGGATATTCGGTATTAGGAACGAAATATAAAAACAGGCGTGCGCCGTCTAATTCGCGTTCAAGATGCCAATTGAATGGCAAACTTTCGATGGCTGTTGCTCGAAACGAGCCAAAGTAGTCTTTACGTTGTTGGTTTCTTGTTTGATATCGGATTGTGCCAATAAAGAACGTGAACGTGTCAACGCTGATTAAATTCGGAATGTAATACTCTGACTGACCAGTGACCGCGTTTAGCGTGTAGGCTTCCGAGTACGGAATCATTGCGCTGTTGGCGGTTTTGTCAGCCAGAATATCGTTTAATAGATCTAAGCCATCACTCATTTGACCGCCAGTAGGTGTTTCAAAATCCCGACTGACAACTCCGCTTAAATAGTAAGCGTTAGTGATCAACTTGCTTGTCAAATAAGCCATGGCATATCTCCTTACTGCTTAGATAGTATATTCATACCCTGCAACATTAATCGCTACAGCATCGCCACCACCAGCAGACCATACATATTCGATCTTAGGAGCGCCTGAATCAAGCTGAGCCTGAATCAAAGCGGTGTCCGTAAGAACGACTGCAGTAACTTGTGATGTGGCTTGATATACCGCACCGGTCGCACCAAAAGGCTTTAAAGTCAGAATTCGACTAGCAGCCGCTGGTGTCATTGCAAACTTAATCCACACAGGCAAACCCGCAACCGCAGGAACGAAGGTGGTTAAAGTTACAGCCGCATCGGTAGTGGAAGCACCCGCTGTGACCGCTGTTGCAATAGGCGCGTCATAAAAGAATTTGCGTTCATTGGCGCTTCCGCTCCAATAACCTAGCAAAAACTCTGCCGAGCCGTCTGTGCGCACGTAACCGATAGCACGATACATGTCATAACCAACAGGCAAAGTGGGCTGGCTTGCACTAGCAGAAATAACAGCTCCAGGAGTGTTATTCTGGCTTGAGTCGCCTACCGCATAAATGGTGTATAAGGTCGCATTGGCTAAAGCACCAGTGTCAAGACCGTTAATACCATTTGCCGCACCGTTAATAGTTACGCCAGAGGAGAGAATAATATCATTCTCATTCGAGCTATTGCGTGCGCGACCAGCTGCCACTGTTAAAGTGGTGGCCGTTGCCCATGCGATTTCAAGACCGCTTACGCTTAAATATGGCGCATTTACTACAGGTAAATTTACACTCATTGTCTTAGCTCCAAGTTAAAGTGGGAAAATGACAGACATAGAGTTATCACTAACCTGTGTCTTGCCCCATATACAGTCATGCACTGTTCCGTACAAGTTCTGTCCGAATTGCGCACCGGTGTACATACGCAAGCTTGCGCCTGTGTCTTCGTCGGTTACAACGGAAGTCATGAACGGATCGCAATCTGGCAAAGGAGGCATCGCCAAATAGAACTGGTTACCTGATTGAATCATACCGGCTCTATGAGATGGCAGCGCTTTAACTTGCATGCCCGCTACGATTTGCTGAGTGATATTTTGATTCTTATCAGCAGCCGCTTGCAAAGGAGGATCGATAGTTACAGTAACTTGCGAACCTGCAGTGCTTGCCGCATCAGCTGTAGCCCTAAATTGAACAGGAGCAGCTGAAGGCTTGTGACCGATAAAGGTACGGAAGCGGATATCATTCAAACCAGAGACGTTGTCTTGGAATTGGAATTTATCGTTTTCTTTAACAGAATCAGCATCACTTGGAGCAGAGCAACCGCTAAATGTAATGGCTGTTACAGCGCCAGCAGCATTTAATGTGGTGCTTACTACAGTTAATGTCACTTGAGCTTGACCTTCACTTCCCGCTGTATGAACAGGTAACAAGTTAGACTCGTACCAATCGCAACGGCTGAAACGACCCAATTCCCAAGAATTACGCAACTCTTCGTTACCCTGTGGCACGAATTGGTTTAAACCACTACCAACCACGTCAGGGATAATTACGTCAGACAAGTAACCCTTAGTGTCATAAGGCGCAGCACCGTAGGTTCTAAAGAACGCTAAAGCTTGAGCCAATTGATTAAAGGAGTTAACAGGTGTCAAACCGTTACCATAGAAACGGTAAGGAGCGGTAACACAAACCTCAGCGACGTTCGACTCAACCTCAGCACCCAACTCTTCAACAGAAGATTTACCGAATCTATCCATGTAATCTTCTAAGTTGAATATTAATTGTTGTGCGGACACATCGATACCGATGTTTTTGGATTGGTCAACCGTTAAGGTTTGCACTCTTTGCTCAACGCCTTGGAAGTTAACAACCAAGCCATCGTTAGCACGGAATCTTGGTGGTTTATCAAATGTGATTGTGTCACCAAGGTTTGCAGGGTTAGCTTTTTGAAAGTCTTTGTACTTTTTATTAGCTGTTGAAATGAAACAATACAAGTTCTGCAAGTACGCAAGGTCTGCTTTGTTGTATGTTTGGACGTTCTGTAAAATATTATTTGGCAGCGCCATCTCAGTATCTCCAAAAGATTATTATCTTTCGAGCAAGAAATGACGCTTTAGTCTAGCCTCTAAACATACGTTTAAAGTCTCGTAAGCCTAACGCACCATTATCTTGCCCGGTCGGGGAAGACTGCATGCGGCTGAGCGGCGCGTTCACTTCACGTTCCTGCGCTTTAGCTGTCTCGTTGGCTTTGATAGACGCACTCATACGATTAATCATATTCTGTGCGGCATTTGGATCTCGTTCTGCTAAAACCGCAGCCGTTGCCCATTTGCTTGGATTTTTCATCAGCTCGTACATGACGGCTGGCGTGTTATCCACCTGTGTAGCCAAATAAACCAGATTTGGAAAAGCAGCAGGGTTAAAATCAGCCATAATCTCATCGAAGTCTTCAAACTGGCTTTTGCCAGCTGACATACGCCCGTGATATTCGTCAGCTAACCGCTGTGCTTCGCGTTGCAATTCTTCTTGAGCGCGAGTTTCGTCTTGCTGTTGAAACTGCTGCTTCAAATCCGCAAGGATTTGTTGCCGTAAAGAGTCTACGTCAATTGGAGCAGCCATACCGCCCATTGACCCGCCTCCAGCTTTCAACTGCTCGTTTTCTCTTCGCACTGCTTCGATTTCTTCTTGCATCGCATCTCGCCCTTTGAGTTTCGCTTTTTTTACAAGTTCCTCAACGCGAGAGACCGGTATCATCTTCTCTTGGGCTACTTGTTCAATAGCTTCAGGAGCGCCAGATACATCTGTTGCTAAATTTACGTCATCAGTCATTTGCAATCTCACTTTTACCGTTGTGAACGTGGCCGCATGGTTTACGTTTCATGAACGCCTAGTTATACCGCAATAGGTGCGTGTTCGCCGGATTATATGCTGTCCGTAAGCCGTAATGTAACTATAGTACAGAAATAAAGCTCTAGTGACAACACTCGTCACTTAATACACGATTTTTTAACCATTTTTTTGACAAGCTTTTTATCTTCTTTTATGTCGCTGTGTTTCTTAGGTGCTTTCTTGCTCATTCCGCTTTTTGGTTTGTCTCTCATGGCGCACCCACCTTGCCGTCGCCGTTTAGATCGGCATTTAATTTAAGCTCAGCCCACTCTACAATTTCAGCCGCGGCTTTCTTTAATTGGTTTAAAAGAAACTCGGCCACTTGTGGCTCAATGTTAATCAATTCTTTTTCAAGGTGTGGCAAAATCACCGAACTAAATAAACTCATTACGATCTCCTTATTTGGCTTTCTTTTTGGCTGCCATCTTCTTAAAAGTTTCAGCCAGCACTGCTTGTTTACGTGTTTTAGGGTTGCTGCTCTTCTCGGCCTTTTTTATTTTTGCCATCGGGATATTTTTATTTTCAGGCACACCAAGTTTCTTAGATAGCGCCCCTTCCTTCAGGTTAGCTTTTTGAATCCATTTTTTACTCTTGTTCTCCGCCATTTTCTGACTCCATCTGCATTGATTCTCGTTGATGTGCTGCCAAAGATATAGCCATCTTCACAGCGCTAGCCGTATTCTCAGCGTCAACTTTCTCTTGCTTCAACGCAGTGTCTAAGTCGGCGTTTTGAATCTTACTCATAACCTCAAGGAATTTGATATCAGCTTCTTTATTACCCAACGCATCGTCAGCCGCAACTTTAGCAAGCTCTGTTTGCGCGCGCATTTCTGATTCGCGATCTTTCTGCGCTACCTTATCCTGCTCAAGTTTTAATTGCGCTTGAACGATATCGCCCGGAGTTGGCTGGCCTTGTTGTGCTTTCATGGCTTCTTCTTTCTGTGCTTTTTGTTGCTCCATGAATTTCGCAGCCATATATTTCAAGTTGTCGATGCCGCGAATATCAATATTATCCAGCAACACTTCGAGGCCGTCTTCGTTCATAAAGGCGTTAAATTGCTCGCTTGCTTGCATTAATGCAATAATTGTTTTCAATGCGATTTGCTTTTGTACTGCAAAATTCACGCCAGCTTCAATTGAAACCTCAAGTGCTGACGCATCGTAATCAAAGCGAACATTTTGTCCTTTGTTGACTTCGTAAAATTCGCGTTTTCCGTTTGGCAATACGATGGGTATTGTTCGTGGTGTTACCAGATATTTTGGAATCAAGTCAAGGTAACATTGTCCTAAGCGATTCCACCCGTCGATAAAGCCCATGGTATACGGCATGGCGGCGGCATTAGAGTGCATAGCGCCCTGCATGATAGCGATGCCGGATATGTCGTTTTCGTTGATTCCCATGGCGGCGTCATAAGAGCCTAATACGCCTTGAACGGTTTGATCTGCCAAATTAAACGTGTTTGTAATCTCAGGCGGTATGGGTACGCGGTTAATTTCACGCGGTGGGTTAAGTGGTTGATTGGGATCGTTATCTTTAAACTGGTTATACAATAGGATTGTAGCTTTTTGTGGGTTGGTGTAAGCCAATTGGTAATCGGCGTTATCAGGAATCCCCTCAACCGGAGCTGTCCATTTGTGTTGAACGATGTTTTCAATCTCATTACATAACGATTGCCCTGCAAAGTTTTTCATCTTTTGTGCGTCGCGCGCTTGGTACACATAAGGGCGTGTCATTTGCTCGGCTTGCGATTGGTCGTTATCACGAATAATAACGCTGTTACCATCAAAGAATACCAGAGGTAACATAGAGAAATTGGTTTGTTCGTGGTTAACAATTTTGGATTGTGTTAGCGTGTATTTTTCAATTGTTTCAATGTCGGTCATTCTTGATTTCAATACAATGGGTGCTTGCTCGGGTATTCCGGCATCTTCCC